CCTCGCCGTCTTTTGGAATATAGAGAATAGAATCCTGTTGATACTTACTGCCAAGATTTATCAAGTCTTCTCGCAATTTTCCTTTATCACTCAAATCAACAACAAAGTAAACATTTTCTTTAACTTCTTTTGCATCAGGTGTTCCGTAGTTTTCAATATAAGCACCGTGAACTGCAGTTACACCATATCCCATCATTTGAAGATTGGCATATAATTGTCTATTTCTTTTTTGATTGTCACCCTTTGAATATGGTTTGTCTTCAGCTGTAGCACAACCTTCTTTGGAACGAAATGCAGTTATTGTTCCACAGTCATGTTCTTCCATATGTTTTGACAAACGAGCAAGTCCACTCTCGTTTAATTGTTTATCTGGTAATAAATGTTTTAACTTTGCCATTGTTTCTCTCTGTTATTTAAACTGTTTACAATAAATATGAAAATTATTTCTTATCTGTTGAACCAAAACCACCATCGCCTCTGTTACTATCGGACAATTCTTGCACTTCTTCCAAGTGAACTTTTGGATATGGAATGATTATCAATTGAGCAATCTTATCACCAATGTCTGGCATTTCAGCTCTATGATAATTTGAATATGGAAATTCAAATCTAACTAAAATCTCACCACGATAATTTGAGTCAATGACGCCAACTGAATTTTTTAGTGAAACTCCTTTTGGTGCTTTTGTTATTGAACTTCTTGGGAAAAGTAATCCAACATGACTACTTGGAATTTCTACAGCAATTCCTGTTCCGTATTCCATAAATGTGTCTGTTCTTCTAAACGATGTTGAAGTTAAATCCATACCAGCGTCACCGTCTTGAGCATATTGTGGTGTTACTGCTTCTGGAACTAATTTACGAAATTTTACCGTTAGATCAAAATCATTTTTATAGTTTACCGTTACATTCGGATTTGATGTATGCCAACCCATTTTAACCTCCTACATTCCAAAATAATGCATCATTTGATGCGTGTTCTTTAATAAATGACCAAACTTTCGAGTCATAGTAATCCGAAGATGGAAACGGTGGTTTCTCTGCGGGTTTACATTTTTGTTCAAATTTATACTTTGATATGAATACTTCTGCCCTACCCCTCTCTCTGTCTGTTGTATTATGGCCAACTCTAACACCATATACTTTCGCATCTGGCCATGCTCTCTGTAATCCCCTTGAAAGAACTCCTGAACTTATACAAGACCAAACTTCTTTTGGTTTGATTGGCAACTGGTTGGCAATTCTGGCAACTTCATCAATAACAACCGGATGGTCAAGACCGAATGGTAATAATTGTGTATCAGGTGTTTCAAGTGCATACTTTTTAGCAACATGCTGAATATGAGTGAGAAATCCCATAGGAACCTCTATAATGTTTGCACCAATAGATAGTGCTTCTGTTGTTAGCGGTAAATGTTTTCCTTTCGGAATAACAACGGTTGCCTTCAAACCTAAATCTTTACAAGCATAAGCAAGTGCTACTTGAGCATAGCCAACTCTTGGAGAAGCATATACCCATTCACGAACATGGGATTGTGATTGAAGATAACGATAAAGGAAACGTCTTTTTGTTCCACCTGGAAGCAAATCATCACGAACCACCCAAATGTTTTCGTGTTTTTCGATAACAATTTCGGGTAAAGTTATAGTGACATCTTTCGTGGGATATTGAAAGAAGTCTGACATTTTTCACCTTAAACCGATGTGATAATTGATTGATAATAAGATTTTGGCTGAACACCAATGACTTGTTGAACTATTCTACCATTTTTTTCAAATATGATAGTTGGAACGGCACGAACACCGTATTGTTGTGCTACATCTGGATTGTTATCAATATCAATTTTTTGATAACCAACCGTTGGGTTCTCACTTCGTAATTGATCAATTACGGGCGTTAAATGTTTACATGGTTGGCACCATGTTGCAGTGAAATGTTTAATTGTGATCATAATCTGTTAATTTATTGTTAATGAATGAACAACCAAATATACAATTTTTTTTAATACAAAACAAGCAAAAATTATCTTGCCAACTTTATTCTAATCAATAAATCATCATCAAATGATTTCCGAACAGGACTACTCATTTTTGCAATTGCAAGTAATTCGTATTCATCATTATACAAACCGATTGATGTTATGTAAGAAAGTGGCTGTTCTGACATACAATTATATTTCAATTTATATTGTGATCCAGAGGCATAAGAAGGATTGTTTGTATAATTTGCTTCATCGTGCGGTATATGTATAAAATAATGTTTTACACCAAAATTCTTCTCACGTCTTGCCTTCATTGAATTTCCAGTAGCAGCAGCTCCACTTATTGATGTATACAACTTGAATGAATTATCACCATTTATATTACTACCGGTTACAGTATTAAATGACAATTCATTATTTAATCGATTTGCACTCAAAACTATAACGCCAAGAGCAGGATATACTTTTCCGTATGTAGTTATGTTTGGATTTGTTGATATACTTCCGGTTGCACTATCATGTATTCCCAATTCTAAACTTCCACTAACAACATCATACGATGCATACGGATTTTCGTTGCAATAATTGAAATCTGTATACGATGAATTATCTATGAGGGTTATTACTTTTGGATTTGAACCGGACACTTTAACATTACTTCCGGTATGAAGATTATTAGCAATACCACTTCCACTCAACTCAGCAAGATTTATTTCAAAGTTACCAATGTCTAATTTATCACCAATTGATTTTCTATAAAAATTTATCACATAAACATCATCCGGTGTTTCCAATGATCCAGTATTGTAAAATGTAAAATTTGTTTCAGGTAAATCCAATGTGGATAATCTATACTGTGAGTATATTGCCTTTGATGGTGTATCAAATGGTGTATCTTCTGTATATGTTGATCCCGATCCATTACTGTTTCCGTATGTTACAGTAAAATATGGTTTTTGATCACATTCATTACAACCATATACATCATAGAAATATGCATTTGAAGCAGTTGCAGTTGAAGATGTTGTATAACAATCTATTGATTCTGATGCATTAAATAAACCATGAATTTGAGTTTGTATGTTTCCAGTTATTATACTGCTAGTTGGAATTGTGTGATATATTAAACTCTTTCTTTCATCTATTTTTAATGAAGGTTTACACTTTTCTATTTTTTTATCACGTATAAAATAGGGATATAATTCGTATTTATCTAATAAATCTTTTCTGATTATAGATGTTGTTCCGTCTCCTCTATCTCCTGATGCGTATATTCTAAAATCATCGGCAGAAATTTGATCTGGACAAACTAAATAATACTTTCCAGTTGTTATTGATTTACACCCACACCCCAACTCATTTACTTCTACGGGTTCTTCTACAAATTCAACTTCAAGACACCCACACCCTTCAATATCCCTATTCAATACTTGGTCTTCCCAATCAACAAAAACATTTTCTCGGTAGTCTATACTGGATGAATACTGCAATACTGGTGGATTTGCACTATCAGATCCATAACACGGTTGTATTCTTTCATACTTTACTTCATATTCTTCTTTCACCACATATTCAGTTCTTAATCCAGAATAACATTCTCTGTATGGAACTTTTTCCCGTTTCCTACTATCAAGGAAAAATCTATAACCAACTGGTAATTCAACATCATCTGCAGTCCAAAGTTGATACACTCTTGATGTAAGTCCTTTATATTTAACTGAAATCTTATCAATACCATACGGCATATAAAGACCATCTGGTAAACCAAATGCTATTTTTATATTATAGTTCAATGTTGCTTCATCAGGTGCAATAGATTGGAACAATCCTTTTGCTCGTTTACCATTTAATACTAGACCAGTTTCAAATTCTTTCTGAATATAATCATTATCAAGGTATATTCCCAAATTATATTTTTGTGCTATTATACTATTTTCGAGTATTTTTGCTGCGGTTGTAACTACCATATTTGAATCGTAATATACTTTTGAACCGTCAATATCTACTTCAACATAACACTCCCCATCATTTATAGAATAAATAACCGGCTCTCTCCAAGGACCCAATGGGTTTAATTGTTTAACTGCCTGAATTGTTGGTGTTGAATTAAAACCACTAACTATTTTTAAGTTTTCAGAAAAAATTGTTGATTTTTCTAATTGTTGAACCGTATAAATTTCATTTCTTTTTTCACCAAAAATGGATGCATCTCCATAGTTTGTTGATGCGTCAAATACTGCAGAAACTTCTAATTCTGATGTATTATTTTTGTTATCGATGGCATCATACCAACCAATAACTAATTTCAAATTAGTATACGGCAATGAACCTGTAAACCAAACCCATCCATTTCCGAGAATTACATAATGGAAATCTTCTATTAGAGTAATATTTCTTTTTAAGTCAATTATTTTGAATAATGTTATTTTTGCAGTAGAAACTGTATAATCAGTTGCTAAAGTAAACCCACCGATACCCCGAAGACTTAAATCACTTTTCCTATAATAAACCGGCAATCTATATTTGTAAAGATGAACTGGTCGTCCACCGGGTGAACTTTGTTTGTATATTCTATCAACTTGTTTGAATGGAACTATATCACATTTAGGTATAGGTTTCCATTTACCATCGGCATCTTTATACCCCAATGGATATGCAGGTGATAAATCTGCATTCAATCCACTTGGTGTTGTTCCAAATTCTCCATAAGGAACACCATTGTATATTGGTCTTCCATCTGAATTTAGTGGCAAAATTTCTTCTTCTACTACTTTACCATTAGCGTATGTAACCTTGTAACGAGACATTTATCACCTTATCCCATAGAACTAATTACTGCACCATATTCTTTTGCTTCAAACTTTTCTCTAACAATATCCATAATACATTTTTCAACTTCTTTCTTATATTGACCAATGAAATATGGTGTTCCTTCTTCTGCCTTTTCAATTTCTTTTATTGCTTCCAATTTAGTAACACACTTCTTTTCACCAACTAATTTTGCAAGTTCAATTAGTGCCTGTGTATCATCATCCTTTTCTTCAACTGCCTTTTCAATTTTATTTATAGCAGTTTTTACTTTTTGTCCAAGTCCTTCATCTTCTTCTTTTATCAAAAGACTTTTTAATTTCAAAGATTTCATTGCAAACTCCAATGTTTATTTACGAGATAATAAAAAATAAAGTCCAAAAAATAACAGCGCTACCGAATAGAATATAATATCGGTAACGATGTAACTCTCGGTAAGTTTTGTTACTAAAGCAAAGGCCGCATCGAACCCAAGAGGATTGAAAAATGTCCCAAGCACTAAACATATTTTTGCCAACACATCTTTTAATTGTTTGGAGTTTCTTTTTGACATTACGCCATCCCATGTAGTTGCCTTTGTGTGAAAAATACTTCTGTAACTATAAATATGGGATAAATAAAAAAGGGTGATGTTTCCACCACCCTAAACTTAACATCTAATCTTATTTTACTTTGATTGTTATTTCTTCGGGTTCCGTTGGTTTTTCATACGGAACTGAAATATGAATAATACCGTTCTCAACACTAGCAGTAATTCCTTTCAAATCATATTTGATTTTACCGTTTGGTAATTCAAATCTCAATTCAATTGTTTTTTCACCAAAGATGTTTGTAACCTTTCTGTGACCTGTTACATTAAGGATATTGTTTTTTACCGTAATGTTAATATCCTCTTTTGCACAACCAGGAACTTCTGCATAAATGTTACGAACTCCATCCGCGTCTTGAACTAATGTTCGAGTATTAAAACGAGGTAAATCAAGATGTGTTTTTGACAACTGATTTACAACGTCATCCCATAAATTGTCTCTACGAAGAATAGAATTTAGCGTTACCATAATAACCTCGAAAAATTAAAAATAAAAAAGTTAATTAGATAATTTAGCAGCTTTTGCTTCGGCAACAGATGCTTGATTATACGGTGTAATCAATTTCTTAATTGCACTTGCCGCCTTACGAGCAATAGCAGCATCTTTCTTTTTTGTTGAATTATGTGCAACTGTAAACTCATTGAATAAGTTTGTTAGTTGGGCATAGATTTCTTGCTTGGCCATAAAACCTCCTGTGTATAATATAACCTACATTATCTCCGGTATCGGTAATTTTGCATTGGTTATACTTTGTATAAAAAACTTGCGAATTGTGTCTCGCATTCCTGAAACTTTACTTTGTTTGTTAAATACAACATCATATAATTTTTCAAATGATGCAGCATCAGCGATAGTATACTGATCTCCCAAAAAGAAATGTATCATTTCTTCCGGTGTTTGTGTTACAAAACTTTCACTACCTGCAATAGTTTTACCGGCTTTGATAATACTACCACCTTTACCGGCATAACTTTTTGCTAATCTATAAATTCCTTTGTCATGTCTCATAACATACTTCTCAACTTCAATCGGAACATCCTTATCGGTTTTCTTTAATACTTTGTAATCAACCGCAGAAACAACTGCAGCCAATAAAAAATTTCTATATGCTTGTTTATATTTTGACTCACCCTTTGAATAATCCGGTGATGAATAAACAAATTGTGTCCAATTAACATTATTTGATAACATGAAATCAACTTGCACAGGTTCTTCGGTAACTCTGCCGACTATTGGAAACGGAATAGAAACTTGTGAGAACCCACGAAGTGGCTTTGCATCATATCCCATCTTTTCCAATTCCTTTATCAACCAATCCAATACATCACTTAATTTCAAACCATTGGCGGATGCCAATTGATCCATTGAAATACCAATGTCCAAGTCACCTGATAATTGAACATCAGGTTTCTTTCCTGCACTACCGAGTATGAAACAATCTGTTCCAAAACCGATAAGACCGAGTGGTTTCAAAACAACTGTCTCAATTTTTGAGACAGTTGCCGCCACTTCATTTTGTTTAATCGCCACGGCATCGGGAAACATATTCCCACCTTCTGTCAATAATTTCTTTAATTTAATCATGTTATATCAAAAATATGTGTTATAGTTCTTTGGATAATGTGTTTAATAATAATTATACTTTATTTTTATTTTACTTTACCCAAACCATCAATTCTTTCATGCACGAATTTTATTTCACCAACAACTTCTTGTTGTGATTTATCAATTCTTTCGTGGATGAACCGATGTTCTTTTTCAATAACCGAACTCAAGCTATCAACTCTGGAATCAATCATTCGTCTAAAATAATCATCTGTTGATGTAATTCGTTGATCCAATTGATTAACTACTGTATCAACTAACCTCTCTAAATTATTTAGTTCTTTGTTTAATCTACTAATTTTGAACATACCCACAACTACAACCGTAACTGCCGTTAAGACTGTAACTGCACATACACCCAACCAAAATGAAGTTATATCCATAACTTTTCTCCTTATTCCCAAAGAACTATAACATTATTATTTATTTTATTTCACAGGCACCACCAGCACAAGCCAATTCGCCAGTCAAATCTGTATTGTCTTCCAACTCAACAACATTACTTAAATCAACATCGTGCAGAGTTTCCATTAACTTATTATACTTTTCTTCATCAATATCTTCAAAAGGTGCCTGTATGTATGTTCCACCGTCATAAGGCAATACTGAAAGACCATTGAAGTGTTCTTTATTTTCCCACATCCAATTACCAACGGCATCCCATTCGTGTTCGCGGATAGATACTGTTGCAGATATATTATGTGTGTTCATACCTGTTCTATGACCTGGCTTAATCCAATTCTGATTGAACCATTTTACTCTTTCCAATAATTGTAATGGACTTTCACTACGAAGTATTGAACCCTCTGGTGACTTTTGTGGAACACCAATTACAGCAGTATCATGTGGGCGGAAGTATTCATCTTCTACCAATTCGGGATGATTGATTGAAAGATAAGTATAAATTGCCTCATTCTTACCAACACGAACACGGCGTAGATAATAGTCATTATGCCATGCATGAATGCCTGATGAACAACCCAATGTCAATGATGATGTTCCAGCAGGTTTAATCGTTGTTGTTCTTGCGGATTTATTGATACCGATAAGTTCCGCAACTCTTTCGTTTTCTTCTCTTGATGCCTTAGCAGCAGCTTTCAAATCCAACTTTTGAACTTTACCAGAACCGATACCTGTCATACCAACACCGAGAAGTGCATCCTTTTCAGTTGTTCTTTGCCATATTGGGCGAAGATAATGAAAATCCGTATAACCTGCCTGCAATGTTCCGATGAAAGAAGCGGCACGAACTCTATCCTCCAAATCTTCTTGACTTTCAACATCAGAAACATTTACCTCACACAAGTTACAAAATTGGAATGGGCGAAGTGCAATCTCACAACAAGGATTTGTTCCCCAATCTTTATCGTTGGAAAGATAAATACCCGGCTCACCTGCATTTGATAATTCTATTTTCTTCCAAAGTGATTTGAAAAATTCTTCTGTTACCTTACTACGAAGAAGAACCGCAGAATTATTCGCTCTGCCTCTTTGTGGATTGAGTTCCCACCAATTTCCAAACTTACATGAAATCATATCGTCATCATCGGCAGAGAAAAGAGAAATAAGAGCTGCACGGCGAATACCACCGGCAAGAACTGCATCTGCAATATGACAAACAATATCGTGAACTTCAATCGGTGAAAGTTGTTCACCGTCATTTTTAAGTTCAAGAATTGCTCTAATCTTTTCAATACAAATTCGTAGTGGTTCTGGACCCGGTGCCTTCCCACCACTTGTAATAAGACGGGCACCCTTGTGACGAATATCTGAATAATCAAAACGGATAGATGAACCACCGGTGAAATATGATTTCGTCAAAGCTTTAATTGCATCTGCCCAACCTTCAATTGAGTCACCGATAAGAAATCTTCTTTCTTTTGATTTAGGTCTGTGGATTGGTGGCAAACTTTCTACATGATGTTTCTGAACGGAATAACCTACACCGGTTCCACCAAGAAGAAGAAACATTACTTCACCGAAAGCACGCCAGTCATCTATTGGAAGATAAGCACAATTGTATATTCTGTTAGGACTTATTTCTATTGGTTTACCACCGAATTGCAATGAACGCATTGATGGTAATACTTTCTTATCATATACCATTTTATAGACATTTTCAATTTCATCTTTTAATTTTGGATATTTTCTTTGGTGCATTTTTTTATTTCGTGTCACCAATTCTTCCCAAGTTTCCCTACGATTTTTTTCGGGAATGAAACGAGCATACTTCATGTAAACTGTGATCTCAGACAAGATGCGATTGCTGATGTCCATTTATTTCTCCATTGATTTTTTTATTGAAAACGGTATTTTTTAGGTATAAATCAAAACCATACACGAATAAGTATATGGTTTTGGATAAAAAAAGTGGGTTTTTCTAAATTATTTTTCCACTAAAACCCTTCCAATTCTTTGAACTTTTGTGAAAGAGCTTTCTTAACATTCACGTCACCTTTCATTGATGTTTGAACATTTTGTCCCATGTCAGAACTTGGTTCGTATATTTCAATGTGGCCAGTCATTGTATTTATTTTACTTGGGAATGTCATACCATCAGGACCGAAACGATTTTTAATAATATGCCATCTGCCTGTTCCACCAACTTTATCATTCAATTTTCTTGATAGAGACATAATGAAATCTGCAATCATAATTTTGTTATATGATTCTGAAACTTTACCACCTTCAATCACATCATCTTCAAGAGCAGAACGATTTGCTTGTGATGCAGTCCAAATAGGTATTCCATAAGTTCCGCCAACACCACGCAAGTCTTCATAAATATCATTTAGTTCCAATCTTTTATCACCGGCTTTTGCAGGTCTTATCAAGTCTGCATAATCAACTATAACTAAATCAGGTGGTTTACCTTGACTGATGCATTTCTCTATATGTGATGTTATTGTTGTGATACTTGCGGTTTTGGTTGGATAATACTTTACAATCAAGTCACCTTTGATAGTTTCCATTGTATCACGGATTTTCTCTTGTGCATATTCTTCGTTAAGATTTTGAAATGCAATCTTTGTAAAGTAAGCATCAAATCTTCTTGCAACATAAAACTGATTGAGTTCAAGTGTATAATAAACAACTCTCTTACCGGCCTTAACTGCTTGAGCGGCAATACTTACCAATCCCCAAGACTTACCGCCACCGGCAGGAGCAATGATAACACCCAACTCACCAGCAGCCAATCCACCGTTTGTAATATCATCAACTACATTCCATCCAGTAGATACACAACTTCTTGCACCTTCTTCATAACGAGCAATAATATCTACAAGATATTCATGTCCAATATCTTTGTCAGTTCCGGCTTTCAATGCAGTATCAATTTTCTTTTTTATTAAATCATACTTACCACTCTTAAGCAAATCAACCGACTCAATAATTGCAACTTTCATCTTTTGATTTTTACAAAATTCAAGAGTAGTTGATTTAACATATTCTGCATCAGAACTATCTTTATACTTTGCACTTTCTTTCAGAGCATCTGCAATAGTGCTCTTCAAAACTTTATCTTCAACGGTAATCAATTCAGACTTGAAAACTTCAGCAGTTGGTGCAGTTTTATACTTCTCATAATAGGACATTATCTTTTCAACAACCCAACTATTTGCTTGAGACTCAAAATAATTTGGTTCGATAATATCTGAAACTTGTTGTAAAAATGCTCTATCGTTTAATAATGAAGTGACTACTTTTGTCTGAAAGGTATGACCATATTGGGATAAATTATCCTGCATATTTGTTCCTAATGGAATTTAATGTTGTAAAATTATTTTGAACCCATACATCCCAATTCAATAAAACATTTTGTAGTTTATCTTCTACAAATAATTTATTCAGTTCAACTTTATTGATACCGTCAATTTCACCATCAACTAAATGTCTTAATGTTGATTTAGTGCTTTGTGAAATTTCAACATCACTCAATTGCATTATTCTATGATTGGTTTGCAATACATTTAGGTTGTTCTTTAATTCTTGAATTGCTTTGGATTTATTATCATGTAATTTACAAATTTCTACGAACATTTCCAAATCAATTTTTCTTTTTTCTGATAATTCTGGAAAGAATTTTAATATCGTTTTGTCACCGAGACCACGAATGCCAACTACATTATCACTCTTATCGCCAAGTAAAGATTTGTATATGATATAATTCTCACACCAAATACCCGTTTCTTCCAAAAGGTTTTCTGGTGTATACATTTTCTTTTTGGTTGGCAGATAAACACTAACTCTATCCGAAACCAATTGTAAAAAGTCTCGGTCATTGGAAAGTATTACACATTTTTCTTTGAAATAAGAAGAAAGGTAGGCAATCACATCATCTGCTTCTATTTTATCAATGGAGATTATTGTTAGTGGCAAATTTTGTAGGTATGAAAAAACACGAAACAGTTGATACTTAATTGAGGATTGTTCATCTTCAATATCTTCAAACCCAACTACACGGTTTAACCGTGACTTGATTGCCCTACCTTCCTTATAGTTTGAATAAATTTCTTTTCTTCTCTGTGAACCACCCTTACCATCAAAGACAACAACAACCCGTGTGGGATTAACCATACGGATTGTTGCTCCAAGAGACTTCAAGAAACCAGATAATCCACCAACATGAATACCATCTTCGTTTAATGTTGGGATGGCAGAAAATGTGCGTATAAAAAGGTTCATCCCATCTACAATCAAAACCTTACTATCACGATGATAGTTCTCTTGTTCTTGTTTTTCTGTTTCTATTTCTTGTAAAAGTCTTTGATATTTACGGTTCATACTTCATCTTGTAATAATGGTTCATCGGAAAGTGTTACGTCATCTATGCGTGCCTCATCCAGTTTCTTATATTTCATAATTACTTTCTCAGCGATTTCATCATAAACTATATCATACAATTGGGGATTACTCATAATCTTTTCAACAAATTCCTTTGATTGAAACTTAATGACTTCTCCAGTTCTTTTGTCTGTCCATGAATACCATGCACCAGATTGAGAAACAAGATTGTGTTCTTTCATCACAGTTAGCCATGATGAATAATCATCTATACCACTATCAAAATAAACTTCATATTCACATTCACGCAGCGGAGGACCTACTCTGTTCTTCACCAATTTCGCCTTAATCCTTGAACCAACAATTTCATCACGACCTTCTCTCTTTGCTTTTATGGCACCGATTGAAGAAAGACGAAGACGAACAGAAGCATGGAAAGGAATACCTTTACCACCAGGTGTTGTCCAAGGATCAGAAAATGCTGGAGCATTGAGTTTCTGACGAAGTTGATTTGTAATAATCAAACAAATACGCTCTCTACCGATAAGATTTGTAATTTTTCTCATTGCCTTTGAAATGATAAGTGCCTTTGCCGTAGCATAACCATCCTTATCAAAGTCTGCAGCCATTTCTGTTTTAGTGGATGCACCGGCTATCGAATCAACTACTATCGTTACCAATCTATCTTTATCGGATGAACGAACCTTATCAATGATAACATCAACGGTTTCAAAAATATCTTCTACTGTTTCCAATGGAATGTATAACATATCTTTCAAGTTCAAACCGATTGCGGTTAGATATTCAGTTGATATTGCATTCTCGGTATCAATATAAACAGCAAGACCACCTTTCTTTTGTGTGTTAAGAAGTGCATGGGCTGCCAATAGAGATTTACCAGATTGTTCGAGACCTGTTATTTCAGATACACGACCAACAGGAAAACCACCATACTTACGATTAGAAATGGCCAAATCCAACATGGTTGAGCCAGTTCCTACCCATTCTTTTACTATCGTAGGTGCATCACTATCACCTTCAAGAAAGTAAGCAGTCTTAATGTTTTGAGTTTTGAATTGTTTGTTTATAGTTTCGGCAATGAGCCCACCGAGTTCATCGGAAAGATCACTCTTTGATTTTGCCATAACTCACCCTTATTAAAATAAATCATCAAATGTAACACCGACATCTTCTGCAGGTGTGTTTGAGCTGTCACTCTTTTCTTGTTTGTAATTGAGATCTTTTGATTCTTCTTCTTGTGAAGAAGCACCCATCCAAGTTTGTAACTGAATCTTCAAATCATCATAAGATGGTTCTGGATACAATTCTGTAATTTGTGGTTGTGACTTAATCTTTTCAAGAACTTCTGCACTTTCTGTAATAGGTGTTTCTTTTGGTTTAACACGAATACTTGTTTCTGCATAAGTCTTACCGGCTTCTTCTGGTGACTTAACGGTAACAACAATGTCACGACCAGATTTTGCATCAGACAAATCACCGTAATCAGGATCAACAAAGAAAGCAAGTAGTTCTTCATAAATTTGTTTACCAAATCCCCAAAACTTTACACCTTCATTTTCTTGACCACGAACAATAACAGGAACATAGATACGCATTTTGGGTTCCAATTTTCTACCCATTACCCAATCTTCTTTATCACCAGTTTGTTTAAGTTTTTCTGCAAACTCAACCACTGGATCAGGACGACCAAATGATGCAGGAGAAAGAATAGATCTCTTACCCAAATTGTAATGGAAATACAATTCGATAAACGGATTTTCTCTGTTATGAATGTAGGGAACAATTCTGATTTGAGTTTCACCCGGATCGGGTTTCCAAATGTTAGATGTGCGATTGTTTGTGTTTTTTAGAGAGTTCAAACGACTCTTGATTGCATCTAGGTTAATAGCCATGATGTTTCTCCAAATGTGTAATAAATAATGTTTAATCGTTACTAAAAGAATGTTATGTCTAATAGAACAATACTAATATATGAATTTAATGTTTAATAAGCAAGCAATTTTTATTTTATTCTATAAATAAATATGGGAAATCCGAAGATTTCCCATATTATCATTTATTGTATTTCATAAGTTCCTTTAATCTACGAACAATCGTTTCTGGTATTTTTTCCACATTGAATGTGTTATCAACCCAAGCTGGTGCATCATCTGTTTGAGGCATAACATCACGCTTTGGAGCACCTGCAACTGGAGGACTTTGTTTTTTCAATGTTTCTACATTACCCCAAATATAGTCCGCAATCGCTTCTGGTGTATCGCCTTTATCATATTTCTTAAACACTTCAACAACTGGCTCTTTTATATTATCAATAACATATTTTTTCAATTCACTCTCACCAACTTGAAACAGATTTACACCACCACCGGCTGCAGTTGGAACTGTTCCAGTTTGAGCAGCAATACCAATTTGAGTGGCTTTAAGTGCTTCGAGTGGTTTTTTAATATCCGTTAAATCAACTGCCTTTATCTTTGCATCAGGATTAAGACAGAATACTTGTGACCAACGGTGGTGTCCGTCAATAACAAATTTACCACCACCACCTGTTACAATTGATTTTCCAGCAGGTGCAACTACACCACCTTTCAAACAGGCCTCTGCACTTGCAGCATCTTTTAACGGATAGCTCAATGATTTATCCATAACAACTTCATTTTGAGTTGGCTGTAAATCTGTGCAAACAGGAGAAGCGGCAGATGTTTTAACTGGAGCATCTGACGATAAAGATTTTATGGCATCAACAAATTTAGGATCCTTTATATTATCACCCAGCTCTTTTACAAATGAAACATAATCTTTTTTAAGAATTTTTTTCAATTCTTCTTGTGCATCTTCTTCATTTAGTTTTACTTTAACTTCGTTTACTAAACTTTTCAATGAATTTTTCATCAACATTCTCTCTAAATCGTATTAACAAATTCTTCTTGTATTTTAAGTTCTTCTGGCGATGCCTGACCAGTTTTACCCCAATCTGGAAGAACAGACATTATATGAAATGCCTTAGCACTTCTAACATCTTTCATCCACTTTCCTGATGTTGGATTATCTTTATTTTTTAATATGTTCACATGATTTGCACCAGGAAAAACATATAATGGCATACCACTTTCTTTTGCCAACATCACAGAATGTTTTAATGGAACTATATTATCACTACCGCCGTGAATAATTGCACCGTTACCGCTAATTTCAGAACCAGTTAAAGTTACCGTTGGCCATTGTCTATTCCATGCAGGAGCAACAAGGTAAACGGTATCTGGCTTTTTTGCACCCATTGATAATGCCTGAAGAAGTATTGCTCCACCACGTGAATAAGCAATCAATGTTTTAGGATTTTCTTCATTCAAATACAATATCGCTTTTTCAATATCTTCGGTTGTTACACTTGTTGAGTCAGAAAAAGCAGGACATCCTGTATCTTGTTCTGGACTTGTCCATTCTACATTACACGCATCAACCCGCATATCTTTTGGTTTCATCCCATATCCATGAAATGCACCCTTTTCAATTTCAATTTCTTTTAGCAAGTCAATTAACTTAATCATTTTTATCTTATATTGTTTGATAACAAATGAGTTCTTACTATTTCTTTTATCTTCTTACGAAGTTTATTTTTTAATCTTTCTTCAACCTTATCTGATTTTTTTTGTGGTTCTTCCGATTCAGGAGGAACTTCATTAGTCTGAATAGCAGTATCTACTTCTTCTTGTATTTTCAAAGAAATTTTCTCAGCAACATGATTTAATTCTGACAAAAACATTTCTATAACTTCTTCATCTTCGGCCGTCAATCTTCTTTTAATAAAACCGGATATTTTTTCTGTTAATTTTTGAATATCATTTTCATGTTTTTCTTTTTCACTTTCAGTATATGGCATACTTTTTAATGAATTAACTGCCTTATAGAGTGTAATTAAATCTGAATTGTTATGGAATCTAGACGATATTGATTGTAACGAGTCCTTACCACTTCGGTATGAATCTGAATTAAACAATTTCTTAAATAAAAATTTTATAGATGAAGGACTTTCCTTTGGAAACATATACAATATATTACCCTTCCCCTTTTCTGCCAAATTTAATGCATCAATTAATACAATATAAGTAAAAGGACTAATTGCAGATTGCGATATTGATTCATTTACGATTTTTCTTTTCATTTTTTTACTCATGGTATTAGAGTTATTTTTGAGTCTTTTTGGATCAAATAAACACTTATACTTGTTTTTTTATTAAAAAAGTGTAATTTACCAGACATTGGCTTTTTATATTCGTAGCCAATTGATTTTAGTGCATCTATTATCTCATGTTCTTTATACTTACTAGCATCTATAACATTATCCGGAAGCATTGATATATCTGTTAGTTTCTTTTTTAGTTCATCAAAAATTGTATCAAATCCACTTGCTTCATTGATAAAGTTAAACTTGCAAAAAACATTTACAAGTTTTTTTGTAATTTCATTTATCAAATTTTCTTTGTTGTGTTTATTTTTCATGTTTTATCTTTTAATTGTTCTCATAATAAATATAGAATTGAAATTAAATTACCAATTATACACTCTAACTAAAAATATCTTAACAACACGGAAACCTTCTTTATTTTTAAGAAGTGCACAATTACGGTATCTTTCCCATTCAATAGGATATTTTTTATCAAGTATACCATTATTCAAATTCATTATCAATTCATTTAGAGCATTTATTGTGTATATCGTATTTGTTTCTCGTTTTTGATGAACCATTATTGAATTTGGGAGAAATTTTTTGTAACTATCCATTATGACATTATACGAAAGTATTACATCTTCTTTTGTATCAAAAGACTTAAAATGAAATACTTTGTTGTTTAATATAGAAAAATTTTCTTTTATATTATCCAAAGTTTCTTGAACTTGGTATTTTCTTGCAAAAGTACATACAAGCTGTGTCTTCAATAATTTTCTCTCATTTTTTGTAAATTTCCGCACTTAATATAAATATGTTCCTAAATTTGTTTAATGTTACCAAAATCCTCGCCAACATAAATTTTTATTGACATATTATCTGTCTCAAATGCAGACTGCAGAGTGTCAATTAAATCCATTTCATCTGGATGAATATCAAAAACAAAAGCATCATAAAGATACATCATAAACACAGACTTCTTATTTTGTAAATGTGGTAAAATACTTTTTATCTTACGGACATTGTATTCGGTTTCCAATGATTGAAGAACATAATTGAATACTTTATTAGGTGTTGCATCTTGAATATCTCTGAAATTCTTTTCGTAAAACCAAGACTTTACCATGCCATCGGTTTCATATAAGGAATACATTTCATCTATGAGTGCCTGAACTGATCTAAAGAAAGTGTGGTTCATAAATTCAGGCGTAATTGTTCCATATATGTTTTGAAATACTTTTGATTTGAATTGGTCATAGTCCATGTCCATATCCAAATCACTCTGTATCTGCTCATACGGATGATATTCAAATTGATAATCCAATATCTTAGCAAGTAGTTTTATATGGAACGCATCATAATCAAATTGAACTATCTTACCGCCTTCAAATCTTGAACTAATTTTATCTCTACTGCCGTCTTTCTTATTCATTGCAGAGAAATTAAAACCATCCCAAGCATTACTCGGTCTACCTGTTGCAGTATACCACATATAATTTTGTTTCTTCGTTTCATCGCCAACAAGAATATCATTCTTTTCTATTTCATGGAATACATTTATGAAATCATTACAGTAATCTATACAACTCTGTTCAATTGGGTTTTCTGTATAAACTCTCATAACATATTTTGCAATCTTTCTTGCCCATTCCAATTGTTTTGAAAGTGGTATGACATGACCTAAATCTTCTATTTTGTAAAATTTATTGGCGAGCGTTTCCATACCCTTCGGATAAAATTCTTTTGGATTGATATAGTCTGATGTATAATAATGTACATATGAATTTAGATCGATACCATCATTGAAACCGTTATATGCCAATGCTTTCTTATTGAATACAAGTGTTTTTGGATGCAATTTTATTTCATTTAACTTAATGTCTGTATCTACTTCATCTGGATGTGTAAAATTTATGTATTGTTCTTCCCCATCGGTAAATAGAAAATACATACCAATAATGCCAACTGCAGACGGGTGTTTGTTTGGATTGCTTGTAATTGGAATGCAAACCGAAGGTTTTTCTTGAAATGTCATAATAAAGTTTGTATATTAACAGTTAATACATGGTCGTGGATTGAATTGACCATCATATTTACTAAATTCTCTATAATTGTGCAATAGTTCTGCTAATATACGAAATTTTTTTGAATGCCGCAAAACAATTCTTCTATTGGTATCAACTACTCCAGGAGTAACTAATATATCATTTTTATAGACATCGTATTCAGGACCGGATAGTTTCCATGGAATAGCTATTAAACCATAAAGAAATTGGTTTATTCCACCATTTTTTGTGTTGTAAGTGGATGCCTGTTCTTGATCAATCTCATATAAAACTCTATCTTTCTCGTTTCTTTTATACACAAAAAATCTTTGTATAACACCCGCTTCCAACTCTTTTGTAGTTGGCCTTCTTTTAACAACAGATGGAGACCTGTATCTATAAAACTGTGTGTTTGTTCCCAACAGTTTTCTTTTTTCTCCGTTTGAAAACACAGTAAAATGTTTTAGATCAAGATACTTGAAATAACTAGCATTACCTTCTTTATATCTAATCAATCTTTTTGATTTAACAGGATCCCAATCTCTTTCTGTATATTTTTCACCTGTGGAATACTGATGATAATAACCACTATATTCTTTCCAATCATCAAGATACATCAATTCCTGTCCTTTGGTAAATAAGTTTTTAGTAATTTGATTTTCAGAATAAAATATCTTTTTTCTTGTTGCCATTACATACTCCGTTAAAGTGTTCCACTTCCGTCCATTTTCAATCTGGCTGCAGTATGTAATGTGGTTTCCCACATACCACCAGATATTTTATGTTCAATTTTTGTAATAACAAATACTAATTTATTATCAACATAAGTTTTCGGGACAAGATTTGTTGATATTACATCACCAAACCTAAATCCACTAACGCCATCTATCGTTATAGAAAAATCAACTGGATATAATGCCATATTTAACCAATGTGCATTTCCAGGACTTGTGGACATTTTTTTTAATTTTGCCAAATTTCCTCTAAACGCCTCACACCATGCATCATTGAATCCTGTTTTTGAAAAATTTTCAACCGCCTTTACTAATTTTTGTTGAACTGCCGCTGCATCGCCTCCAGACGCTGCATCTGCCTTTACTTCTATATTTGCAGGTTTATTTGCACCACGAGCTTTAACATAAGCAGCCGCTGCCATTGGTGCAGGTGGTTTTGACGATATATTAACATTCTTTATCAGTGGTCTATAAATATCTGCAGTAAATTTTAATGGTGTAACTTTATTCGTATGAGTTGATGATAAATTTGAATCTTCTATTGAAAGAATACACACTGCCAATTTACCATCAGCGTTTCCATCAAAATTGCTCGGTGGTTCGCATAAAACTGGTGATAATTGATACATTTCTCCAGAAGCAACATTTATTCTTTTCAATAATGTTTCAAACCAATTTGTTAAGTTTTTATAGAAAACATTTGCAGAATTTTCTTGAATAAAATTTTTGAAAGTTTCTTTTATGTAGTCTGTTCCAATCAATATGCCGCCTATGTTTATGTCATTTCCATTGACAAATGCAGCATCTTTATACTGTGGTACACAGTCTCCGTATTTTCCCATAACAGCTGAATCAGGAAATACAACATCAATTGGAAATGCAGACTGTATTGGTAATTTTTGTGTTATATTACCTTCAACCGCGACTTTGAATACTTTTCCCAAACCACCGCCGCCACCTTCAAATTTTTCTATTATCTTATTTGCGAAATCAACAAGACTATAAACATTCACATACCAAAATGGTTTAACAGCAGCTGATTCAGGCGGTGGTGGTGGTGGATCTGGGTTTTCAACTTCATCCTCCTCACCATCGGATTCTTGATACGGCCATGCAATTCCAACATAGTCTAACATTTTGCTAACCGTGTTACCAGCAGCAAGATCAAATACTTCTCCTGCAGCAGCAGGAACCCAAGTTGGTATACCAGCTCCACCTGATGAATCTGGCGGTGGAGTTGGCACATCTCCATCAGTTCCTGCTGCTCCCTCTTCTTTTCCAGTTCCTAAATCTGCATCAATAATAGATGCCAAATTATTTCCTTCAACAACAACTTTTGCTGGATCTGTTACTTCACCAGCAGCACCTTCCTCTGATTTTGTTGATTGATCTCCAGAAGCACCAACTGCAATAGTTGCGGCCGATACAATAGATATTGTTGCTGATAATGATAAGTCTACATTGAATGACCAATTGAAATTACTTATTATTCCAGTAAATGCCTGTTTACAGGCAGGACCACCATAGCTCCATCCCCAAGACATTTTAACTTCTTTTCCTGGAACAAAATATGCACTATCAACCCCTTTCATAGAAAATCCACCAGCACTTATTTCCGGCCAAAATGAAAATGCAAAGTTTCCTCGTAAAAGAGATCCAATTGTTCCATCATTAGTTACATCAATAGACGTTAATAAAGGAAATCTTGGCAAATTATTTGAGTTGTATAATTTTAATGCACCACTTTTATCACTCATAACTCTGTCACCTGGAAATCCAAGAGGAATGCCCCCACCAACAACATGACCATATGCGGTTTTTCCATATGACCATTCTACTGCTTTTGTATTTTTTCCACCACGAACTCTAGTTCCTACCTGTGTTGCTCTAGCAGCCAATTCACCCTTTACACTTCCACCAACATTATGATAAAAGGGATTATCATATCCACTACTCCATTTTGGCATAAAATATTATCTCCAATTATTGTAACCATCTAATAAGGAAGCTATACCGGTATCTTCTTGATAATACGGTATTCTTATCACTAATCCAGCAGGAACATCAAGACTACCTTTACCTAAATTATTTGCCTTAGCAATAACAAACCACAATGATTCATCATTATAGTATTCTTTTGCCAATATATCCAATCTGTCACCTTCTTGTGAAAGAATTTGTGTATCTTCCGCTTTATTAAAATTTGGATAAAAAACAGTAGATAGTCTTCTGACGAATTTATTTATTCCGTCAGATTCTATCTTTCTAGCATTTTGAACAATATATGTTCCACCATATCTTTTTGACATAATTCCTCTTATGTAAATGATTTCAATATCACTTTAATAAATATCTATACTGTATTATTTACCATTTATTTCTTCTTCTTTCCTTTCTTTTTCTTTTTGGAATTAGTAGCAGGAGTTTCAATTCATGGCGTGTTACCAACTTGTGCATTAGCAGCATTCGCTTGTTCTAAAGCATCCGCTTGTGTTTGATCCATAGCAGTCCCAGCAAGCATAGAATCTAATTGATCTGATGTATTACCAGACGGATATGTTCCTGGATCTGGTACATTTATAGGTTCTTCTGGTCTTGCCAAACTAAATCCACCGGTATTTTGCTGTTGACCAGTTAAATTTGGAACCAAATTCTGTGCACTAACATCAGGATTTGTTCCTGTTGCAGCCGGAAGGTTTGCATTAGGAGTTCCTGTTTGTGGAACATTTGTTGAACCACCATTTTGTTGATTTGCGGCATCGCCTGTTCTTACTTCTTCTTTCGCAACAAAACCAACATCGCCTATTGTATCTTTTTGAGTATCTTCTCTTGCTGTTTCATCAACAACTGGAATTTGTGTTTCTGTTTCTGGCATTGGTGATGACAATTGAGTATCATCCAATTCAGGAACACTCTGTAAATCTTCTGATGCATCAAAAGCTCTGAAGTAATTTACTTTGTTTGCCGCCTTCGGTAAAAGTCCTGTTTCCAGTGTAGCATCACTATCATCATATAGTGAATACATAACACCATTATATTCTGGTCTGTAAACACCAACCGGAGTAAATCCAACAGAAACTTCTATTGTTTTTGGTAATTGTAAAACGCCAGGATTTGATAAATTCAAATTACCGGCTTTAACATTTGATTTTCTATCGCCTTCAAGGTGTGCAGTTTCCCATGTAGTTCCAACATTGTCAAAACTATATGATAATGAACTTATGAAACCTGGCATTTTTCTATACAAATGACCTATATTCAAACGAATCATAGGTCCACGAATTAGTCCACCCTTTGTATATTCGGGTGCAGTCCATGACGATAAAAAGTTCAATTTACGCCACGATGCTTTCATTTCATCGCGAGATCCAATATGAACAACAAATCCAAAATTTATATTTCTTTCATATCCATCATAAACATAGAGTGGATCTCCTCTACCCATATATTTTACAGGATTCCATTTTGGATTATGACTTTCATTTATATTATTAAAAGTTGCTCTAAATGCTATTATTTCTGCAGGACGATTTACTCCACCGGATGCAATTTTCAAACCGGTGAAATAAAATTCAATCATATCATTTGTACCTGGAATAGATTCATTATTATATTTTCCCTTTTCATATACCAAATCGGTTGTTATATTTTTTGATACTTTTCTGTAATCCAATATGTTTATCCTATCTCCTCTGAATTGACGACCTGGTTTTAATTTTGCTATTCCAGATTGTGTTTTTGAATCTTTAACATAAAGCAAATTTGTAATTGCCGGTATATTTCTTTGAGAACCTGGTTCACCATGTGCACCCAAACCGAAATACTTTTCCAAATTTCTAGAGTGAAATTTAGCAAATCTTGGATCAGATACAAAGTATTCTTTATCTGCTGTATCTGGAACAGTTGTTACTTGACCGTCTGATCCTGTAACTTGGCTTGCTGATCCACCGGCATATACATCCCATCTAAAATCATTATATTTTCTAAATCTGTTTGGAACACTTGGATCTGCTTTTTTCAAATTACTATATGTTGCAGTTAAATACTTTTTTAATGGATTTAATTCATCCGGAGATGATTGATTTATTTTTTCATTAGGAATAGTTGCAACACCTGCATTTACAAAATCTGTTCTACGAACTCTATCTACTATTGTTCTTCTTGAAGGATCGTAAGGATCCAATTGTTTAATTCTTTGTATAGACTGATTTTGTAATTTTATAGGACTTGGTAAAATAGTTGATGGCGAAGAAGATTCTTCTAACGGTCCATTTAATATCTCTGATAATTTTCTTATTGAACCAAAAACCTTTTTATCCGTTTCAATAAAATCATTTACTATTTCTTGCGAGTATGTATTACTATCCTCACCAGTAAAATCTGTATAACTATAATACTGATTTCTTCTGGCGGTTAAAGGAAATTTTGGATTTTTACCGCTTGTTATACTCCAAGGTGGTGCAGTGTATGCACTTGTTGGTGTGCTCGTTGATGGTCCACCTGTTGGTGAAGTTGCTGCTGGAGCGCCATTTGTTGGTGGTGTTCCAGTAGTTGATACAGTAGCACCTGCACCTGGAGGTGGAGTTGTTGTGCTTGGAGCAGTTGGACCATATTCTGACGGTGCAGCAGCAGTATTAACTATATCTGATTCAGGAAGAAGTGGACTTGTGCTATAATAAACTAAATGTGGATGTCTTGATTTTCTTATTGTAGTTCCACCAATTCCTAATGGAGCATTGGGTCCTCCAAAATTACTAGATATTCTGCCTATGTTTGGTTCTAATGAATTATCCCGTGATACATTTGTCACCGGTTGAAAGGAATTTGGTAATAATTCTTTCATCAAACCGATCAATCTGTTGTAGTCTGTTTGATCACCGTCACCGTCTGGTGTTTCTAATGATTTCCAAATATCAGATGTTGGATCCGGCCAAGACTTATATTCACGAATTTTTGTTGTATCTTCATATTTGTTTAATTGAGCAGAATCAATTGCACCCAAAATACTATGTCTTGGTATTCTCAAACCAATTGGTGATCCACCAACATTTGCAATCAAAGCAAGTGGATTGTATATTTGTGTTGGAGACATACCTAATGTTGTAATTGATGAAAGTGTGTCTATAATGCCTTGAGAAGGTCTAGTATCTACGCTTGGATTCATCAATTGTAAACCGACTTGTTTTGCAAGAAATAACAATCCTTTTGCAGATAATAAAAACTTACCTATACGGAAAACATCCTGAACTATTCTTTCCGCAGCAGTAACCGCACCACCCCTAACGAGACCTTCATCAAATCCTATTCCAAATCCCCATCGTTGTCCTATATCTCTTAAAACATATGGTTGATCAAAACCAAAATCTTTATTGTATGAATCATCCCTTAAATTAAATTTAGTATATTGAACATCAAGTGGTGTTGGTGATTTTTTTGTAATTGCCCATTTTGCCAAATAACCTTTACTTTCCGTAACATCTTTCATTGTTTTTGCATACGGGTTGCCATAATAACTCGGTTCAGCATTAACTTTTGAGTCAGGAACTTGATTTGTTAGTGATGCTAGAACACCAGCGGATGACCATGACTTTTTAGCAAAAGTTACAGGTGCATATTTTTCTCTATCGGATATTGATATTCCACCGGCTGATCTTTTAATTTCTAATCCTGTTCTAGATCCTGGATCAGAATTGTAAACTAATTCTGGTTTTATTATTGGATAAAGCGTCTCTGCAAAAGAGTTCATCTTAACCATAAATCCACTTTTTTCAAATGGAGTAAAACCAAAGAAATTAGTTGTAGGTTTATCATTTACAGGTGATTTATTAGGACCACTTTCCGTTGATAATGATGAATAACCCGAAGAAAGTTGTGTATTTGCCTTATTATCAAAAAATGTTACAAACCCTGCATCCGCAGTTGTGTTACGACCTACACCATTTGGATTTGGTATACTATTTCTTACAATTGGTCCTATTCCAAAATACTTAACATTTGGTGCCTCAGACCTAGCACCTTTCCAATTATAGTTTCCAAAATCTGGAGTATAAAATGTTTGATATAAAGCACTTAATGTTTTGAAACCCTGACCAGCTTCATCTGTAATATAATCAACATTTGGTGCTTCAGATCTACCACCTTTCCAAGTAAACAAACTACTTTCGGAATTATATTTACTTTCAAGTAATGGTGGAAACAGTCCAAATCCAGGTGCATTTTGATTTACAAAATAATCAACTGCAGGAGCATTGCTTCTTGCTCCCTTAAATGTAAATTGTGATATGTCTTGGGTATATTCGGATGCAAGTGGTGCAGCAAAAGTTGTAAAACCACCACCTTGATCATTAACCAAAAAATTTACTGCGGGAGCAGCATCTCTACCACCTTTCCACGTAAATTCACTAATATCTTCGGTGTATTCACTTTCAAGTTTTGGGGCTTTTAATGTAAAACCTTTGTTGTAACTATCGGGAAAATAGTTCACCGGAATAGGTTGGCTACCCTTAAAAGTAAATTTTGAAATATCTTTTTTATATTCGGACTCTAATGCCTTTGGGAATTTTGTAAAACCAGGTGCACTTTCATTTCCAAAAAAATCAACAGTCTTTGCGGCATCTCTGCCTCCATTCCAATCGAACTCTGATGAATCTTTTACATATTTTGTTTGTAATTTTTCAGCTTTTCTATGAAATCCAGCAGTTGTAAATTTTCCAGCTTTATCAAAATAATTTACTTCCGGTGCAGAACCAGGACCGCCATCCCAATCAAATTCAGAAGATTCTTTTATGTATTTTGTATCAAGTTTTTCAGCTAAACGATGGAATCCTTTTGTGGTAAATTTACCACCTATATCGAAATAGTTTACTTCTGGTGCAGAACTACGACCACCATCCCAATCAAATTCAGAAGATTCTTTTATGTATTTTGTATCAAACTTTTGAGCTAATCTATGGAATCCAATAGTCGTAAATTTACCAGGCAAATCAAAATAATTAACTTCTGGAGATTGACTTCTTCCACCATCCCAATCAAATTCAGAAGATTCTTTTATGTATTTTGTATCAAACTTTTGTGCAAAAGTATGAAAACCTACGGTGGAATGTCTACTATTTAGGTCAAAATAGTTTACAGCAGGAGCATCTAATCTAAATCCATCCCAATCAAATTCAGAAGATTCTTTTATGTATTTTGTATCAAACTTTTGTGCAAAAGTATGAAAACCAACTGTTGTATTTTTTCCAGTTAAATCAAAATAATTTATTGCAGGAGCATCTGATCTAAATCCATCCCAATTAAATTGAGAAGAATCCTTTATGTATTTTGATATTTGAAATTGAGTAAATGTATTAAAACCTTCTGTTGTGTGTTGTTTCAATAAATCTAAATAATTTACAGCAGGTGCCTGACTTCTATCACCATTCCAATCATATATTGAAGACTCTGGAATATATTTGGTTATACCTAATTGAGAAAATTTGTGAAAACCCTCTGTTGTATTTTTTACAGTCAAATCAAAATAATTTACAGTTGGTGCATTATCTCTAGTTCCATCCCAATCATATATTGAAGAATCTGGAATATATTTTGTTTCCAATGATTGTGCAAGTATATGAAAACCCACATTTGTATTTTTTGTAGTTAAATCAAAATAGTTTACGGCAGGTGCAGTAGTTCTGTCTCCATCCCAATCATAGATAGAAGTTTCTGGAATATATTTTGAATCATACAATTGAGCAAATGTTTGAAAACCAGCATTTGTATTTTGTGATGTCAAATCAAAATAATTTATTGCAGGTGCTGATCCTCTATCCCCATCCCAATCATGTATAGAAGTTTCTGGAATATATTTTGAATCATACAATTGAGCAAATGTATGAAATCCAGTATTAGTATTTTGCCCCTCTCTATCAAAATAGTTTACAGCAGGTGCACTTGTGACTACCCCTTTCCAAGTAAAATCTGATGAATCTGCAATATATTTTGAATCATACAATTGAGCAAGTCTACCGAATCCAAGTGTTGTATATTTGTTTGTAATATCAAAATAATTTACTTCTGGAGAACTTGCACCATTTCCATCCCAATCGTGAACCGAAGATTCCATGATATATTTTGTATCATACAATTGTGGAAATCTATTAAATCCAGATGTTGTATTTAATTTTTTTATATCAAAGAAATCTACTTCAGGAGCACTATCAGATTTTCCAGTCCAAGCAAATATAGAACTATCTGGTTTATATTCTGTCTCATACTGTAATGCAAAAGTTGTAAAACCACTAGTTGTAAACTTTGAATTTTGATCAAAGAAATCTGTTTGTGGTATATTTGCAAAACTAAACTTTGAAGAATTTGGAATATACTCTGAAACATTTGGTTGAGCAAATGTTGTAAATCCAGTTGCATTATCATCTACCATAAAACTAACTGCTGGAGCAGCAGCAGTTTTACCATTCCACCCATATATTGAAGATCCAATTATTTTACTATCACCTATTTGTTGTCTTGCTGTAAAACCAACTACATTATTATTCTGAAAGAAATTTACTTCTTGTGTTCCAATTACAGAAAATTTTGATACTGATGGATCTTCATTTCTTCCAGATGGATTTGTCTTTTGAATAGAATCTATATTGTAAATGGTATTATCTTCAAGTTGTATTGATTGTAAATCATATTTTATAGTATCAACAATTTGTGATGGAGACATTTCCATCAATCTTGATATTGGAACATATCTCAACGGTTCATCATCAAAATTAAGAGATGTTGTATCTTCCAATAATTTTGAAGACAAATCAACTTTCAATATCTTTGTATCTGGAATAGTAACAAAACCATCAACTGGCAATTCCGTGAGTATTTCAACAGTTTGATCAGTTCTATCTATTGATAAAGGATTTCTTTCTAATGCTATGTTTGGATTGATAACATTATTTATCGGTGAAAACAAATCAGAATTTATTACAACAGATTGTGCAGATAAGTCTGCAAATAAAGGTTTTCGTATTATTAAAACATTTGGATTTTCTATATTATCCGATGCATCATCTGGATTTATCAATAACTCCGGACTTTGTTCAGACCTATCCAATGATAAAGGTTTCCTTTGAATTTGTATATTTGGATTTTCTATATTATCCGAAGCATCATTAGGATTTTTTGTTAATTCGGGTGATGATAATTCCAATCCTGATGTTAATTGTGAATCTTCTGGATTGACATTAGAATCATTATTATTTGTTCCATGTTGTTGTTTTTCTATTTTAATTTCAGATTTATTCAACATACTGACGAATTGTTCCTGGCGAATTTCACCAAACTTTGATGCAATTTGTTCAATGGATATTCTACTAAAATTTAAGTCTGTGAATGTCTTGTTTATGCTAGAATACTTTGATACAGAATTTACTAAACCGTTTTCTATAACATTTTTAATAATATCATCAAACTTTGAGGTTTCCAAATAATTCTCAATAGGTTGTGTTTTGAAAGTGCGAATATCATCTAACTTTGTTGTTTCTAACCTATTTTCAATTGGGGATGTATTAAATGCCTTTGTATCATCCAATTTTGTTGAACTTAACCTATTTTCAATTGGAGATGTATTAAATGCCTTTGTATCATCAAGTTTAGTAGAACTTAATCTACTTTCTAATGATTTTGTTTTGAAAGGTTTTATATCATCAAATTTTGTTTTACTAAGCAATGATGATACACTTTGGGTTTTAGGTGCAGAAATATCAGGTGACATTTCAGCCAATTTATCAGTTATTGGTTGTAATGTTGCAAAATTTTTGCCGTCTTTCGCTTTTGATGCCTCAGGAGTTATTTTATCTTCGCGTGAAACTTCGGAACGAAATTTGGATAAATCTGATCTTAAATCTACCAATGGCATTACTTTTCCTATTTGTTTACTATAAATATAAAAATTGATAGATTGTTATACTCTACGACCATAAGTATTATCTATTGCTACATTGTAAGTTTTTCTTACATCTATTTTACTTTGAATTTCCTCAACAGTCTTATCACCAATTTTTATTATAGTTGGTTGCGAAGTTATTGAAGACATTATTCCGATTAACTTTTCAAGTTTTTCAACAACAGGATCTTGACCACCCTTTCCTTCTTTACCAGCAGTAGCAGCTGAATTTGCCATTGGCGAGGATGACATTCCAGTTGCAGGTGATGCAGCACTTTGTGGAATCGATGTTGCCTGTACAGCAGCAGGTGTTGATTTTTCTCCACCACCGCCACCAAACAGAGATGATATACCAGAAACAACACCACCTATTCCTGGCAATGATGTTGCCATTGAAGATATACTACCAACAATTGAACTTATGGTTTCTCCAACTTTTTGTATAGGTTCAAGTAATGCACCTATCTTCGCATCAATTGATTGTAAAACTGCAAGTTGTGAGTCTGTGCCACCAGCGGCAGTGGTTGCACCACCCATCGAGTCCATTGCTGAACCAATCTGTTTAGTTGCACTTGCACTAGCAACTACTGAACCCTGTGGTAGAGATACAACTTCTGGTCCTTTTTCACCAACAAGTGTAGCACCACCCTTTGTTATTGTACCACCCGTTGCCGCCGCACCAATTTTCTTTTCACCTTCTGCACCCTTAGCGGCTTCATCTCCTCCGCCCGCAAATGGATTTAGTGAATCTGGAAGAAAATCCAACATTCCTTTTGCCGCATCTTTTATCGTATCACCCAAACCGGAAAACATACCTGTAAATTTGTCAAACAGGTCTTGAACTAAATTAAATGGTGCCATTATGAAATCAAGAATTGCCTTACCTATTGTTTCTATTCCACCTTTGAAATCACCGGTAAACATTTTTATTATACCGTCTATCAAACCTTTTGCTAAATCAAATGGTCTCATTATGAACTTCAAAATGGAACCACCTATGTCCATTATGAAACCACCAATTTTTTTGAAAACATCTGTAATGTTATTGAAAAATCCATCAACTTGTTCAGTTAATTTTGTTCCAAAAACCGCATCAATTACAGTTGCAATACTGCCCCAAATTAGTTTAGGTATTCCTAAAAATATGTTAATAACATTATCTATTATGGAATCTCCAATTTGCTTTAAGCCACCTTCAAAATCACCTGTGAACATTTTTATTATTCCACCAAATAAATCTTTCAAAATGTTAAATGGTGCCATAATAAAATCAATTATTTTACCACCCACCCCAAAAATAATATTACCAACTGTTTCTTTTATCCACTTAAATACTTCATCAAGTCCTGCAGTCAAATTTGTTCCGAATAATGCATCAATTACACCAGTAACCATTCCTAAAATTTTCTTCGGAACACCAAGAAAATATTCAACCAATAAATTACCTGCGGATTGAGCTGCACCTTTGAAATCACCTGTAAATAATTTTACTACAAAACCAATACCTTCTGTTATTAGTGTTATTGGTTTTAATATGAATGATAATAGATATTTACCGATTGCATTGATTGCAGGTTGTAGTCTTTCAAACAATGCCTTAACACCATCCATAATTCCACCGAACTTACTACCAGTTTCAGTTGCACTCTGTAATGGAGTAAATGCCTTTGATATAGTTTCACTTATACCCTTAAAAACATCCCAAATAGGACTTATCACTGCCTTCCAAAATAGTTTAGCAGGAGTTATTAAGCTAGTTATTAAACCCTTACCTATTTCTATAACTGTTCCTTGAATAAAGTCCATAACTTTACCGATACCATCGAATATGGCAGACAATCCTGCACCTGACTTTTCACCTGTGTCCATTACTGAAAATACTTCTTGGATTGCATCTATTATAGGTTGTATCAAAGCAAAAACAAGTTTTAATGGAAACATAAATGACTTGAATATCAATTTACCAATACCAATCAATATAGTAAATACGGGTTTAATTGCACTCATAATACCATCAAATGTATCAATTAAACTAGATCCACCACTTTCGGCATCAAACATTGCATGAACCATATCAACAAGCGGTGTTATCAATTTTTCAGCAGATTGCTGGATTTTTTTCATTACATCGCCGAGTTTTTCTGCAAAAGTTGCAGAATCTTTTTCAGCAGCCAGTGCTAATAATTTATCAGCAGCACCTTTTTTTCCAAGAGCTAATTGTGCCTCAGCTTCTTTTCTCAATCCTTCTGCATTTTGTAGATGTTTTTGTTCAAGCATTTCAGAAGAAAGCCCAACATCTTTCAACTCTTGTGCCTTAGTAAGCATAGTAGTCATTTCTTCAACAGACATACCCATGGCCTCTGCCATTGACTTTTGTTGAATACGATTCATTTCAGTAAATTCTTGTAATGATCCAGCTTCTTCCAACAACGTATCTTGCAGTTTACCGATTTCACCACTTAATGCATATTCTCTAGCTTTATCCAAATTCAAATTTTTACCGGTTAATACTCTGGCTTCCATTTCTTTAGCAAGTGATGTTTCTATATCTAATAAACCATCACCAATTTCTTGAACTTTTTTCAAATCTGTTCCAAGTAATTTTGCCTTTTGAGCGGCTTTAACCAATGCATCGGATCCACCCTTAAATGCAACAGCAACTTCTTTTGGAACGGAAGCAAGTGCTTTCATTGCAGCTCTATCGGTCATAAGACCTTTGCCCATTTTAACAGTTGAATTTGTTAAATCACCAATAGATTTTCCAGTAATTGCAGACAATGTTTTTATATTATCAACCTCTTCTGCACTCATACCAAATTTTTCTGTTAATACTGCCGTATCTTGAACAAGTTGTTTCATTTTTTGACTAGCTGCACCAGTTCCTTTTGCAATAGAAGCAACATCTAATCCACCCATTGATTCACTAACAGTAGCCATTGATTTAGCAAGTTCGCCTGCATTTAATCCTGTTAGTTTCATTTCACCAGACATCTTTTTTGCAAGCTCATAGGTTTCTCTTGCTTCTTTTTTATTTCCGCCCATGGACTTTTGGACTTCTGAAACCTCTTTATCTACACCGGCAAATGCAGCAATTATCAACCCAACGGCAGCAAGAATACCAAATATAACAGCTTGAGGACCCGCCAATAGTGCCATGCCAAATTGTTTAGCAGCAAGACCTAATGCCTTAAACCCAGCAAGTCCGCCCGCTTGAAATCCAGTCATTACATTAGTAAGAGCTCCACCTAAATTTTTTGTTATATTTTCTTTGAATTTATCAAAACCTAGAGTTTTTATTAATGCACCGCCACCTGGTATTTTTTTAACAGAACCTTCAACCCCATCAAATACTTTATTGAAACCAGTTGAATCAACAAGTTCTTTCATTTCTTGTGTTTTTTTTATTATTTCTTGTTGTTTTGTGGCTTCTTTCTCATTGAGTGCATTGGATTCTTGTTTAGCAGAAATAATTGCATCCAATCCTTCTTTTTGTTTTTGATAAAATTTAACAGCTTCCATATCCCTTTTTGCTGTTGCATCCATTATGTCCATTTCAATGTTACGGATACCGATTTCTTCTCGTTTTGTATCTAACTGTTTATATGAACCCTTTACAGCTGCTTGAGTAGCGTCTGCCATGTCTTCTTGGACTTCGGACAACAAAACACTTGTCTGATAATCCAATTTTATGAATTTGAGGTTTTCTAATCTTTGTGATGCATTTTGTGTAGCGGCTTGTGCTAAAGCATCTTGACGTGATTGTAGTGTGTTGTTTATGTATTCTTCTAGTTTTATTTGTGCAGAAGAATTTTTAAGTAATTCTTTCCCCTTTGATTCAACAGACTCTTTATTTTTTTGTATTTCTACTTCATATCTATTTAATTCTTTTTCAATGTTTAGAATTTCACTTTGTTGTATTTTTATTTTTTCGGCTTCTTTTTCAAGTTGTTTATTTGATTTGAGCATTTCTTGCGTTCTATCAAGTGAATCTTCTTGCAAATCAAGAATAGATTGACTTATTTCTTCTCTCTTTTCATCAGACTCTAAAACTTTTCCGTTAATATCTACTATTTCTTTTGTTATACCCCTTTTTTGTTTTTCTAAATCTAATAGCTGAAATTGAATTTGTGAAGCTTCTTTCAAATTAACAACATCTTCCGATGAAAGTATTTTTAATCTTTCTCGTAACGCGATGAGTTCTTTTGTAATTTCCGCCTCAATTTTTCGCAAATTGCTAATTTCTTCGGCGGTTTTTTTGTCTACTTTATCTGCCATTTATTCAAAGAAAAATTAAAAAAAATAGTTCGTATACATAAATATACGAACTATGATTATTTCGGACTAAATACCGGTCTATTGACTTTATTTGTAGATGGGTTTGTTTCTTTCATTTTATTATTTTGTTCTTCAACAAATTTTGTTATTTGTTGAATATAAAATCTACGAAGATGAATAGGCATTTCATATACCTCATTCCAAGTAAACCCACCTTGACCGTGATAGCAAAGACTAAAAATTTCTTGATGTAAACCTAGTTTATACTCAATTCCCAGGCCAAAAAAATGAAACTCCCATTGGGATGTCTAACTCCTTTACCTCACCAGTTACATCTGAAATAAATGTATATGTCAAATCAAGGTCAGGTGATATTGATTTGATATATTGTCTTAATGCCCTCGAATCTGCCGCAAAAAGCTCGTTATCAACAAAATTATTTATATTTGCTCTTCCAGAATCACCATCAACTGCAATAATGAGATGTTTGAGTCTTGTTGTTAATTCTTTATCAATTCCAGTTCTAGCAAAACTTTTATTCATCGATTTAATTTCAGATTGAATTTCTTTTTCTAACCTATGAGTCATAAGACGGAATGTTACAACTCTTTTTGAATTTGGAAGTTCATAGTCAAATTCATTTTTTCGAGACTGAAATAAGCTATAATCGACCTCCTTGTGCTCGATTTCAGTTAAATCTATTGTTACTTTTTGTTTTGTTCCAGTAGAAAATGGATCTTCAACTTCAACTACATAATCTTTACCATAACCTAAAATCCTCGCAGCAACCATAATTGCATTTTTATCACCAACATATAAATCATTATAGTCTATTGATGTAACAATCAAAGACTCAAACAACTTATCCAACACCACACCTTGTTTAATCAAGTTTTGTGATGTTAATATATCTTCTTCACGAGCAGTCATATATTTCATTTCAATCACACCATTAGATAATGGATTCCCTTCGTGATACAATAAACCTCTTGAAGGCAAAGGTATAATTTCTGTTGGAAATTTTGATTTCTTTACTTCGGTTTGTTTGTGTTCTGAAAGAAGTTGTGCTTTAATATCTGCATCTGAAACTGTTTCTTCTGTGGGTAAATCATACCCAGTTGGAATTTTTGTCATAACTAATCCTATAACATTGTTTGTAATAAAACATTCTAATTTACTAATATAAATATGGGTATACCGAAAAAATCAGCATACCCGTATTTTTTATTTCATCATTAATATAATAATACAAATTGTATTAGTATTGAAGGATAGCATAATCGTATGCAAGTGTGAGAGAAATCTCAACAAATGCATCAGAAGACCAATCCATATCACCGAATGTAGTTGCAGTAATGAAAGCACCTTTGAGTGTCCATTCTTCAACCTTATCACCAACAGGTCCAAGAACATGAAATGTTATGTCTTTCTTGTAAAAGTCAGAATAACCATCACGACCTGTTACTGATTCATGTGATAAACGAACCCACTCCATAACTGCCTGTGCCGCTGATGGAACAATTGGATCATAGAGTTTAATAGAAACATCTTGCCATTCACCCTTACCTTTAACTTTTCTTTTAATGTTAATGTGATCCAATGTTATGGGATTAAAACTGATATTTGGGCGACCAGCACCTTTTATCAAATAAGCCGGAACTCCCTCAATATACATAATAAAACGATTTTGTAATTTCGGCTCAAACGGAGTAAAAAACACTTCCGTGGGATCAAGTAATTCAGCCATTTATATCTCCAAATTAAAATTATTCTTTTAGATAAATATACACATTTCAAAAAATGTTGGGAAGAGTATTTCATCTCCCCATTTAATTCAATTAAGCACCTGGAAATGCCGCACCTGTTGATTGAATGTTGAAATCAAGAATGATAAATTCAGCAGTCTTTGCAGGTTGTAGATATAATTGTCCATAAAGAATGTTACGGTCAATAATATCCGGCGTATTGTTACTTTCATCCATGATAACACGGAAGGCATATAGACCTTGGCGTTGTTGGATTGATTCAAGATATGGGTTCACAATGTTCAAGAAACGAGTTCTTGTTTGTGATGTGTTTTGTTCAAACACAAGGTATCTTGTAGAAGAAGCAATAAACTTTTTAGAAGCAATCAAGAGTCTGCGAACATTGATACGGTCAAGTGCAGATGGGCGACCTTGAAGTGTTTTTTGTCCCCATACACAAACGCCTGTTGCAGGAAATACTGCAATAGGATTTATTCTTGCCTCGTATAATGTATCTCTTTCAGCTTGTGTTAATCTGGTTTTAACTTCAACAACTTCTGTCAAACCACCGCGATTAAGACCAGCAGGCGCAAACCATTCAGCGGCAACACGGTCATTGAATGCAATAACGCCAGGAAGAACAACAGAAGGTGGAACCCAAATAGGTTTGTTTTTATCGAAGTCAATAATTTTAACCCAAGGATAATATGTAGCAGCATAATTTGTGTCAAGACCTTCTGAATTGGATGTTGCACTTGCAATATTATCATTTATTCCAATTGAATCCATTACATAGAAAGCATCACCACGATTTTCACACATATCAATACCATATGTTGTTATTGCAGAATGCAATGAGTGTAATACACCTGGCATAGCAATCAAGTTAATATCAAATTCGTCTGCATTAGAAACGGCATCAATTGCCTTTTTGTAAGCAACATATCCGTCAGCAGATGAATTTGAAATGTCAAATCCTTGTGTGTTTCCAGCTTCAATATATGTTCCTGTTTTCTTTTGTATATTTGGCTTATTACCGTCAAATCCACCTTGGAATGGCAACATAAATTTACGAGAATCAAGAGCAGTATTTGTAGTTAAATCAATTGATGAACTATAAGCAGTTGCACTTGATGGGAAACTTGCACCCGCATTTTGTTCATAATCGCCAAGGTAGAAGTCTTCATTAGATCCTGTTGTTTGATTATCAGAAATAGGCAATGGTCTTAAATAGTTAAAGTTATCTGTATTTGAGAAATCATAATCGAATCCCCAGTAAACTCTTCTATTGTAAGCACCGCCAATTGTTTGGTCTGTTACATAAGATGCAGAAGGTGGTTGTGTAAATGCACTTGGTATTGGTGATATGAGAGCACGGAAACCAAATGGAACTAGGTTAGGTGAAACGCCACCATTAGTTACTGCATCTGTTGTTTCAACACGAATATATTTTGATTTATTAGAATAGTCACCATTAACAACAACTTTACCTTCATCTGTGATTGTTATGTATCTATCACCGATAACTCTAGCAATATATTTTGGTGAATTTGAATCAAGATTACACTTAAATGTTTCAATAACAGAAGGACGAATATCCTCGTCTTCGTAATTGAATGGAGTTTGTGGTAATTTAGATTGATCAACATATCTAACAACAACATCAAAATCACCATATTCAGAACCAGCAATCGAACCAGCAGGACGAATGTTTGCAATACCAACCTTTATTTCATAGTTTGAATGAACACCATGAGAAAGAGTGTGGAATCGGAACAAGTCTGATGCACTTGCACCAACTTTTTGTGATGTCACCCAAGGTGTAGATGCTTCTAAATAATCTTGCAAAAAGTCCCAAGGTGCACCACTTGATCCAGTTTCAATCAATACAGTTGTTAGGGGATCAGCAGCAATAGATGCAGATGCCTGTTGTCTAAAATTAACATAATTGTAAACTGCATGTGTTCCATACGGGTTATACCCATATAAATCGCCGATATATGAAGTATTTTCAGGATTGATAGATGAACTAAAAGGCACACCATCTTCATTTGTTGCATTTGTAAAGAATGAAACATCTGTTGTAAAGTCACCAGCAACAGTTATTACAAAACTACCACTTGCATTTGCAGTGATAGTGGAATCAGCAAACAATGATGTTGAGTCACCACTTGTAACAACAAATGTAGGATGTAAGAAAGAAATCAATTTCTTACCCCATGATCCAGTTGCAACAAGTGCAATTGGATGTTTCAATGAATAACCGCCTGTGCCCATAACTCTAACTATGGTTGCACTACCTGCATTATTCAAATAGTTTTTTGCTGTGTATGGAAGATATGATTGCTCAAATGTTCCACCAAATTTTGTTAAAAATTCTCCATATCCTTGAACTACGGTAGGGACAAATGCAGGTCCCTTGAGCGTTGGTCCTATAAGAGCAGCACCAATTTGACCAATCCCCTGTTGAAGGAATGATAGATCATTTTCATTAGTAAACACTCCAGGACTTACAATTCTTTCATTAGCCACTTATTATCTCCAAAAAAATTATAGAATTAAGTCTTCATATAAATATGAAGTAAAAAATCCAAACTACGAACCAGACGGAATAAATTTACCGGAGTCTATATCTAAAATACCATCACCATATTTTTCATTTAAAGATTTAACAAGAGTTTGTTCTTCGTCTTGTAATGTAGTATATTCCGTGAATAATTTTTCACGTAATTCTTTCATTTGATCCAATCTCTTTGTCAATAAATGTAACTCTATTTCAACTTGACCAATTTGTGCAGTTGTTCGAGCATATTGTGATTGTAAATTTTTAACCGCAACAACATCATCATCGGAAAAATTTTGTTCAGTTGTATTTGATGTAACTTCGTCTGCCATAAAAACCTCTTAAATAAAATATAAAATAACAAATATAAATATGTAAAAAAATATCAAAAACTATTATGTTTCATCAAATTCAGTTGGGTAAACATCCGGAGATCTATTGATAGATACATCGGTTAGTCTTTTTACCTTTTCTCTGTAATGTATTAATTCTTCATCTGTTTGTTTATTGAGTTTACCAAATCCTTTTTCATTTTTACCAATGCGAAGAACATTTCTTCTATCGGAATTTGAAATTCCAAATTCATCATTATTTTGAGAAAGTTCTGCGGATTCTCTAGCAAGAATAGAATTTATATCACTAAATGCCTCGGATGTAAAAACAATTTTATTGGCAGTAACCAATCTCTTTGTTGTTGTTTGAGCAGCAACATCTTTTGGTAATAAATAAGCATGAGCAGTAATCTGAAAAGAAGCACGGACAATTCTATCTTGACCTGTTGTATTACTATTCTCCATTCCAATACTATCCATATTTGTAGAAAATTTGAAAAAGTTTTTATCACCAAATGATTGACCACTAAAATACACAAAATTTTCTACAATGTAATTCAATTGATTTTGATATTCACACCAAGCAATAAAATCGTATGAAATATCAACATAATCTGGCATAGGAGTCATAAAGTATTCAGAGGGTTTTTTCTTTTCATATTGAGTGCTAAATCTATCGTATGGTGTTGTTGCATTATATTTTTGTCTCATATAATACGCAATCTGATTTACATTAGCAACTTTATTTCTACGCATTTCCGATTTAATGTTTACGCTTGAACGGCGAAAAGTAATCAATGGTGCAAGTGTTTTTCCCTTTTTATCTTTTAGGAAACCATCTCTTTGAATAGATGCCCATTTTTCAGAATTTGCATAAATGATTGGAACCGATATATTCTCACCACCATCTTCAACTTTTAATTGCATTTTTTGATCGATAAACGATTTTATTGCAAAATCAACATCATATAAAGTAATTCCAAGACTTCTTGTTTTATCTTTATCCCGTCTTACTTGTAAATCTCGCCTATAACCTAAATCAGTTCTTGGGTTTTGTATAGAATTTTTGTCATCTATAAAACTATCACTTGTTCTACGAAGTGGTGGTTTCCTATATTTGCTAGAATTATTCATTATATGTTGCTCGGTATATCATTATTATCAATTGGAATTGCCGGTCTAAATTCTTCAATATGTATTCTTGAACGTCTTGTCAAGTGTGTATTTGCAATAATAGAAACATTATGACCCCATTTTTCAGTTGCAAAAGAATAATCTGGATTTTTTCCGCCGAAAAATTGATTTTCTTGAATTGAATCAACTTCCCAAAAATCACCATTATATTCTATGACATCACCAACTTCAATAAAAATATCAACCTCTTTCAAATACTCTCGTATAAATGCAAAGTTTGCCGCCTGTTGGTAGTCTTGTCCAAATTCAGTTCCTTCATATGTCTGTGCTTGATAATCTATCAATGACGGAACTTTGATAGGACTGTGATATACTTTTTTATCGGATTCATTATACAAATTTGTTTTTGTATTTTCCAATGAAAGTTTGTAAACTGCAACCTCTGTATCAATTATATCATTGACCAATTCCATATTAAACTTGTGAACAAGTCCAGCATCTCTGGTTCCATGAAATAATGGCATTATTTTATCCTATGTAAATTGATAAAGGAGTTCCATTCAAACTAGCTGCAAGTGCTTCAGTTTCTAATCTTTTTGCTTCTAATAATTTACTTCTGGTCATTGTATCTAACATA